CTTTAGAGGTAACACCATAAAACAACAGACCACCCAAGGCAAAGACAAGACCTTCCATAAGACTCTCAAGGAAGAGAATCTCGGTATGTGCTTCTGTCCTGATTGTGGTTTGATTTGATGGATGGATTGCTTTACAGGCTTGTCCATAGTTACAATATAGACTTTCTAATCCAGAAACCTAATACAAAGAGTAAGAGAAGAAAAGGCTTAATCCACTGTAACCCAGAGTAAAGAAAAGAGACCCACCAGAAGGGCTTCCACTAGATAGTTCATAGGATAAGAATATATTTTATCAAATTAGGACATTAGGACATATAAGATAATCCGAAAAACAAGACGATGATGATTACAGTCATGAAGGAGAAGTAAGGACCCAATATTTTTTCGGTATCATAGACGAGCATATATAAGAGGGCAAGGACAAGACTGAGTGAAAAGGTAGACAAGGTCTTGTTCATGAGAGGCAAGAAGGACGCAGCCGAGACAAACCATGAACCTATAAAGGATAGACTGAATTGTAGAGCGGTGGTAAAAGGTATCAATATACCAAAAAAGGAACCCAGAAACACGAGAATCTCTTTGAATCCTACCGTGGTGGTATTGAACATGCCCTTGATCATATGGAACACCTTATTGAATTTGAAATTTCCCTCCAAGGCTAGGGCAATGATATCAAACATGAACTGAAGGCTTGTCATGATGGTGATAAAGGATAAAAACATACATTCTACCGAATTTGAATTAAACATGATAGAGACCAGAGCATACGCATTCCCGATAAAGGCCGTCAGGAAGAGGAGGGTAAACAAGGGTGTCACTAAAAACAACCCCAATGAAATGATGTGGGTCAAAATCGAGACAACGCTTTCACGGATAGAGGTTGGAAAATCAGTAAAATATTCTTTGGTTTGTTTCTGAACCTCGAGATTCAAGGGATAGGTGGCATAGACAGCCCCCATCAGGAAGGCCGCAAATAAGACGACGAAAATGGATACGGCAAACCCTTTCTCCGGAACAATCTCAGCCGCTTGATGGAACAATTGATGGATTTGAAACAACAAGAAGTTAATATACACATATTGATGTAGAATGAGATAAGAGAGCCAATACAAAAAAACGGATGCGGCATTGTCTGTGCTGGAGGTGGTGCTGCAATACTGATGGAAGGTTAAAATATAGCGAGGAATAGAGGCAGCGGATAGACTCGCCATGACAGGGTTCAAGAGGGCGACCTTTTGTTTCAGGGTAGGGTCCTTTTGATATTCGTTGTCGATACCTTTTATCGTAATCTCGATTTGCTTTTTTTGTTCCTCGCTCATGCTGCTACAATAAGAACCACTCGTTTCATCGGTCACGGACAGATTATGGTCGGTCCCAGAGGAAATGGAGACAAATGGAAATCCATTCAAGTCATACGGATAGAGTAGTTTAGCATCCACAGAGAACCACGCGCCCAAGGTAAGCAAGAGAACCCAGAAAATAAGAAGAATGAGTGCATCTTTAAGAAACACAATCACCAAGGATTGTAAGGATTGTAACGTGGACATTTTAAACTGCTCGTTGAGTTGACCCATGATAGCTTCTTTGGTCACGTCAATAGTTTGATTCCAACGCGCCTTGTCCTCCTTGTCTGGATATTGAATGGTGATGTTTCCACTTGCGACGGTAAGTGTAAGCGTCGGCGTTAGGACCTCTGTAAATACTCCACTAAAGGTGTAATCCACCATTTCAATGGTTCTGTATTTTGTCTCGTTTTGTTTAGACGACCCCTGTGGAAAACCCAACACTATCTTTGAGGTTCCATCTAACGAGACCGGACCACTTGTCACGATAAACTCATTCTCCGTCTTTTTCACGTCACAATATTCCACTGAAATGTTTACGTCACCTGGACCTTTGCAAGTGCCTTTGTAATTGTCTTCATTTTTTGAGATAGCAGGTGTCCAAGAGGTATTCAAGGGCAACCTAAGATTTATTTCGGCCATTAATAAGTATAGTTATTTTTTTATTGCGCATACAACAACGCCGCATATCCACTTTTGACACGCAAGACATTGTATCGTTCCTCTGTGAAAAAAAGGCTATAGTCATAATTGTATAAACTACCTGTTTGTTCTACGCCAAGAATGGTTCCTTCTTCGTCACATATGGTATTGAAAGCAGAGCCAGGGTTAATCTCCGGCAAGATGGTTGTAAACTCGAGTTCAATCGTCTTAAAACGGCTCAGATTAATCGCACCAGAAGGCTGTAATTCTTGTGGAGAGGTATTGAGACTAAAACTATAACCGTATAATCCGGGATTGGAATGTCCTCGACTGTAGTTGTATTTATCAATAAAACTATACACACCTGTCTCAAAGTCAACCTCTCTATATTTTCCATCCAGTATAATGGAAAACTTGGTCATAATATCCTTTCGATTCTCGTTGGTAAAATAGTCACACACAAAGTTTTTATTGGGAACGACGACCGTCTGATTTTCGAGGTCGCTCGCATAAAAGTCTAAACCGGGACCAAAGGATACTTCATTGACAATATACGAGTCCACGGGTGCTTCCACTAGGTTGTAGGGCAATTTGTCATATTTCCAGTTGCTATAATTGGACCACTGATTCCGTTCGTATACATCGGTCCTTCTAAAAAACCACATCCAATTCGAAGATAAGCCATTCGAGTCGAGACGATAACGATTGGTTCCTGTAATCTGTTGCACCGTGTCTTCCTTGACGGTTTTGATTAAATAACTTTGGTCCTCTTTCGCAAAAACCTTGGACTCTTCTTCCGTGACAAATCCAAAGGTAGATATGAGATGGACGTCTGCATTCCACGAGGTCACTTTGTTGGTGTAGTCTGCCTCTCGTAAAAGCATCGAGGGAGGCGGTTGTAAAAAACGATAGAGCGCATGAGCTTCTTTGATAAAGTTCGGTCTCACGGGGGATTCTTGAAAAGGAGTCGAGGTCACGTCGTTGATGGTGAACAATTCGCGAATGGGGCGCATGACCACTTCAATCGTGACTTCGTTATATTGGAGCGACACCATGGGTAATGCCATTTTAGAAGAGTTCATAAACCAGAAATGAAGTGGGACATAGATGGTTCGACCCGGAATAGAGGGATTCGACATACCCAGAGGTTGCGTGGGGACCGATTTGATGAAATAACTATTGGGGTAACGATTGGGTCGACCATACGCTATTTCTGGCTTGTATAATTCAGGTTCATGTCCAATCATTTGAAGAAATAAATCCTTTTTGCTCTTGTCGAAATCTCTTTCTACCATATTTTTGATGTATTCTCCAGAAAATTCCTGAATGACCTGGCCGCCGATGAGACAACGAACCCGTCGAATGGCATTTGTTCCGATATGTTCTATCCATCGAAACTCATAATTCTTCCATTTGTCCAACGTCGTCGCAGGCTGTATCATGGTGCTCCAAATGTCGGGCAAATTAAATGCCAAAAATGCATCCATCAAGAGGTCGCCATTTCGAGGCACTTTGAATGTGAGATGGGTATCCTCATTTAATTTTAAGGAACGTAAACCTTCGTAATCGATTCTAAATTTTTGCATACCAAAATTTGTATATTTAGAATAGACCGTTTTGAAAAAGGTTTTACTTGGGTTTCCATTCAAGATGACATTTTGGTTTCCATACGAGATGATATTCAATAAACCGCCACCCATGCTCTTCTATATAGTTTTGTTTATTTAAATCTTAGTTAAAACCTTTTTTTATCCCGGAAACATATGGACCAAGTCAATGGAGTCTTACAAAAGGTTTCCGCGAGCCCAGGAGTGCCTATCGCGATATTTCTATTCCTTTTATTTTTCTTCCTGTATGTTTTTGTAAGCTTGAAAAAAAGAAGTTATCGGTGTAATGTGTTGAGTAAAACCGAGAAGCAATCCTCTGTCAAACCCTTGTCTAAATTTAAAGCAGATGTCTCGTTGAACAAGGTCTATGTGAAGACGGCCTACAACTGTTGTTGTGCTGGTGAATTCAAAAACGATTATGTGGATTTGTGTGCCCTCATCAATTGCGCCAAGCAAGGGGTTCGAGCACTCGATTTTACCATCTTTTCACTCAATGAAGAACCCGTCGTTTCTGCGTCCTCGTTTGTTAGTCCACTCTATAAGGAGGAATACAATAGTCTGCCCTTTTCAGAAGTGATGCAGCAAGTGAAACGTTCCTTTATGCACGACAGCATCAATTGTCCAAATACAACAGACCCCTTGTTCTTAATTTTTCGTATTCAAAGTAGACATAAAAAAACATACGATAAGATGTATGATGTATTACAATCCTCCTTTGGAATCGGGAATACGGCAGGTAATCTACTGTTTACAGACGTTCAGTCCATCCATCAGACGACCCTAAAACAATTCATTGGAAAGGTTGTTATCATGGTAGACACCACCGGATTGTTGGGTTACGAATCCAGTAATCTAAGCAAACTATCCATGGTGAATTTTGGCACAATGGAAAATCGTATCATACGCGCCAAGGACGTTTACGACGAGAACAAACGCAAACGTAACCCGTTGACCATACTCTATCCCGATTTGAAAACCTCAAGCGACAACTACGACTTTAGTCTTGGATTCCCACTAGGCATCCAATTCATTGGAATGAACTTTCAGACCAAGGACAAATACCTGGATGCATACAATGCGTATTTCGCCGAGTCCGCCTTTAAACCCTTTCCAGCGAGTGTCATAACCTAATGTGACATAACTTTTTTAGTCAGGATATACAATGAGTGACTTGGATAAAGCCGTGGAGGAAAACCTTAAGATACAGCATGGGATTACTCGACTAAAATACATGAAACCGGAAGTCTTTGACATTGTGGAGAAATACATGAAACGAAACAAGCTGATTGGATACGGAGGGCATGCCCTGAACCTTTATTTACCCAAGCAAAAGCAATTTTATAGCTTGTGGGATATTCCAGATTACGACTTCTTTTCTTCCAATGCCATTCGGGATTGTAAACAATTGGCCAAAGAATTGTCTCAACACACGGACGAGGTAGAGGTCAAATCCGCCATGTTTGACGGAACCTATAAAATCTTTGTCAACTTTGTTCCATTGGTGGACATTACTCAACTAGAAGAACCCTTATACAAGGTATTGTTGAAATCCTCGCACAAGATAGAAGGGATTCACTATGTTCCTTATAGTTACTTGAAAATGAGCTTGTATCTGGAATTGTCTCGTCCGCTGGGGGATGTAGGCAGATGGAGTAAAATCTACAAGCGACTACAATTGTTGGAAGAGGAACATCCGACTCTCCGAGACAAATCCCTGATGCAGAATGACGCTCCTCCGCCCTTTTTCAAGACATTGATACAGCGTCTGCAACCCTTTGTCTTGGCAGGTGAGTTTGGTTTAACCTACTACCATACGATGTTTCCAGTGGAATATCGCCAAAAACATCCACGAAATGTCATGGTCTTTACAGAAGACCCCGACGAGGTCTTGGCTCTGTTCCGGGATACAAAATATACGACCCATTTGTATCAGAACAAGTTTAGTCGTGTATGTGAGGTATCTTTTGAAGAGGTTCCCATGCTGTATATTGTTTCTCTCGAGTCTTGTCAATCGTATAATATACTAGAGAGATACGGGAAACGGTTTAAAATTGCAAGTTATGACACGATACTTTCCACGTATTATGGAATCACGTTTTTAAATATTCCATCCCTTCCTTCGGAATACCTCTTGTTATCTTGTGCCTTGCTCACTGCGTGCAAGGATAAGAAAACAAAACAGATGAGACGGTTCCGTATGCCTTGTATTGGGTATCAGCCTTCGCTGGAGGATATACGTAAACGTCGAGGTGCCAAATATACCGTCTACAAGAAGACGGGTAAATACAAAGAGTTATTCTTTCGTTATCGACCCACCAAAAAGAGCAAACCAAAGACAAAATTGTAAACATTATAAAAAAATTGATTTGACCTTTTTGTCCAAGGAGACCCTAACAAACGATGAAACTGATGAACCAAAACGGAAAACACCAACTTCGCCGGTCCGACCGCATTCGCAAGAACATCCAGAGTAAGTTACTGGAGGATGACCCTTATCATTTCCACAAGAAACAATGCAGGTTGTTGGATGTTCTTGAACGAAAGATTGAGGTCCTTGAAAAGCGCGTGGATTCCTTAGAGAAGGAACGGGAACTCGCGGAGCCCGTCTCAGATGAAGATGAAGATGAGGAAGATGAAGAGGAAGAGGAAGATGAAGATTATGACCCAGCTGATGACGCATCGCAAGAGTCATCTTCTGAAGCGGTCGAAGCTGTCGAAGCTACCGAAGCTGTCGAAGCTACCACACTTGATGCGGTTCCTGTGAAACCCCTTGTCCCTCAGAGTGAAATTCCATGGGACATCGTGCTCTTTCTTGTAGGATGTATCTGGTTGGTCTATTACTATGAGCCTCCTCATGTATCTGCCGCCTATGCGTTCCGTCATGCCATCGAAAACAGCTCTGAAAGCTTATAAACGTGAACCTTTACCTTTTGAATTACGTGTGCGGTTAACCGTGCCTTTTTTCTTTCTGGTTTGAAAGTTTTCGCGCGGTTTAGATGGAACAAGTGTATCTTTTGCCAAGATGGACAATGTCCCCGCCGTCCATGGCAAGGGGTCCGCCGTGAACTTACGCCAAAAGAAGGACTCCATGTGTAGAGCCGTTTCTATTTCTTCCGTCGTAATGGTGGTATAGGTTTTAGGGTTCTTACCAATCTCTTCTTGTAAGGCCTTGTTTCGTCGATACAAATCCTTCTCAAGTAGACTTTGTCCTAAGGTCTGGTTCTCTTCCTTGAGTTTCAACAATTTGGATTTGGTATCTTCCCAGTTGTCAAACGTGATTTCCATGGGCTTGACAAAGTCCTCGTTTGGGACGATTCCGATGGACGAGAGGAAAAACTCATCGCCTACATGCATGCGATGGAAAAAGTCCAGATGGGGGCTTTTGAGGAGCTTGTTCACGTGATACCGAGACAAACACATACGCGCATAATGTTTTTGAAAGGACGGGATGGATTGAAAACGAGGCTGAGACTCGATGCGAGCTTCACGGTCGTATTGACTGAGTCGCATGAATTTGACATAGGATGTCCGCTCGTCATCCTTTTTCAAATAATGGTAAAAGGGTTCAAAGGGCTTCAGTGGGATACACGACTCACTAATCGTGACAAACTTGATATTGGTTGGGTCTTTCATCGCTTCTCGAAGTAAACATTCATAGGCTTGAGTAATAAACCCCCATCCGGTCTCGACCCGTTTCGGAATAAGAGCCTCTTTCAACCATTTCGTCTGGACCTTTTCGGGAAACTTGGGATGACTATAGACACTGTATTTTCCCTGGAACCCTTCGAAATAACGAGTCCATACTTCAGGTTGATGCACATCTCCAATCGTCAAGAATAAAAAGGCAATTTTGGGTTGTCTGAACCGATAGAGCGTGTCCATTCTTATTGGGGAAGAATAGGGAAACGGTTGTATGGAACGTGCCAATGGTTTCTCTGGCATGACAAAGATGCTATTCCATATAGGAGGGAGTTTGTCCAATACTTCACGTATAGCCATTTCTGCATTTGAATAAAAAGTAAAATACACACGTAAGCAACGTTTCAAGGTTTCGTCCGGTATCTCTTTTACCATGGAGACCAGAATGAGGTCCGTGTCATCCGGGACTTCTTGAATCAAGGGGTCACTTTTGTCTCCAAATAGTTTTAAGACCAAACGATTCTTCGGGACATGTAGGGTCGGGCTAAAGTAGGGGGTTGTCTTTCTCAAGAAAAAGGACCCCTCCATACGTTCCATGTCTCCTTCCAAGAGTTTCCCAAACGTGGTGGGATGCTTTTGAACGCCGTGTGTGAGCCAATCTACATACACGGTCTTTTTCTCTGTATACGTATACGCGGGCTGTATAAACTTGAGACAACTTAAAAAATACAACTCATCTGAAGCCGCCGTGGTTTTATAGGGACAGGCTTCTAGATAGGCATCGTATTCTCTATGATGTTGTAAGAGGAGCCCCGCATCTTGTCTCGAGAGACACCACCACTGACTGGTCTTCCATTCTGTGCCGATGGCGTTTTGACCCATCCCATGAAACATGGATTTGTTGGACAATCCCTTTCGTAACTCTTCGTAAGAGACGAGAGGATATACATCGTGAGCCAACAACATGAACCATTCATGTTCGTGTTCATAGGCGACCCGTAGTAGCTCGAGTGTGGCATCCACCATACTCCGTTTGCCCCATTCGGTCGGGACCGACATGACCGTATAGGACGATTTCGAAAGAGGCTCTTTGGTATTGAGATACACCGGTTTTCCTTTCAACCATGCCTTTGTTTTTTCATGGATGAGTCCCTTGTAGGTGAGACAAAGGAATGCGACCTTGTCCATTATATCTAGCAGACATAAAATCTAGATAGAATGAGAATTGGATGTATCTAAAATGGAAGCTTCACTGCAGATAGGTCAATCACACTAATACTCAGAAATAAAGCTGAGCCAAACACGATGGAATAGACCAGTATACCTACCTTGGAAATGCCGCCAACGGGGTCGCGGAAATGGTCACCAAACACTACCGCCAAAATATTGAGGATATAGGCCTTGACTTTTAAGTCGCTAAACAACAGGAAGAACAACATGGCCAACAGAATCACCTTGTGTGTATCCTTGACCGGCGAACTTTCCTCTTCGAACCTCACATGCTTTTGTTGCGGTCTCTCTGGATAGATGGAGACATCGTCCATCCGATGCGCCTGCATTTGTATATGTTCCTCGGGTAACTGGGTGTGGCTTGGAGGGTTGCTATCGATGGGTAGGTCATTGATGTTGGTTGTGTTCTCCATAATAGATAGACAAGTATTCTAAAACGCGAATTCTTACACATTATCAAACATCCACCGTTTTCTTGTTCGGGTCGCAGGTCACCATCTTCTCGGTAGGTTCGTAACACTTCTTGTTGTATTGGATGAGCTTCTTTTTACTAAAATCGGGTGACGTATACACAATACAACTGCGCGAGTTGCAACTCATGCGAAACAAGGTAGATAGACCTAGACCCAAGATAATCGACATTAAAATGACGCCGGTTCGGCTACTGAGGAAACGTTTGAGGTCTATCATTAGAATAGGCCTTTATTTTTGTAGAAGGATGCTGTGATATTGCGAAGCGTCAGACGGACAGTCCTTTTCTTTGAACTCGTAAGAGAAACAGGTATCCGTCTTGTCCTTGTATTGGTATTCTTTGATGTTGTCAGGTGTAGGATAAAGAACCATGACTTTTCGGTGGTCATCTGAGATGTAAATGTAGAGCAACCCAATCGCTAAACTCACCAGAAAGTATCTGAAATCGATATACTTTCCCATTAGTGTAGTTGTATATTTTAATCCTCTTATAGCTTGATTTCTTGAACGGGAC